CATAGTCTCGAACTGCATCGGAGTCACTGGGTTTGTATTTAACTTGAAAGCCCGTGTCTCAAGGAAGTTGTCAGGGACCGCGCTGTACTCGCTGTTGATGAACGCATCCGCACGGACAATCATCTGACGTGTACGCAAGTTGCGTTCAATCTGGGCCTCGGCCAGAGAGATGAAGTCAGGGATTGCAGCCGTCAGGTCGGCACGGACAAGCCAGTCCGCTACTGATGCCTTGAGTTCGGTGTATGTCGTGAGAGCCATTAGGTAGCCTTTTCCTTTTCCTCAAGGTCACGCATGACCCATGTGTGGTCGTGCTTGAATTCAAACGTCCCAATGTGGCCAATTTCTTTAGACACATCGTGGTCAATCCATATCTTAAACCCTGCGGCCTGTGCCTTACGGCAAAAGAAAATATCCTCTCCAATGTAGCCACGTTTATCGGTGCGCCAGGGAGTCTCAAACCAAGGCTCTGTCAACGCCTCAAAGACGTTGCGCTTGATGAGCATCACGCCCATGCCGATGCTGCCAACTTCCTCAACGCCTGTAGATTCGGGCATTGTGTAGACCAACTCGCGCTCTCCGTCAGGGCCGTACTTCTGAGCCGTTGGACCTGTGGGCATCCTGCGACGTGCGCAGTTGGTGGCCACGATGTCAAGGTCGTGCTTTAGCAGCCTCTCAATCATGTCCTGTGGGAATGTCATGTCTGAGTCAATGAACAGGACGTGGGTGCAGTTCTCGCGCATTGCGTCAAGGCAAAGGTCTGCTCGTTGGTTTTGGATCAACGTACCCTGCATGATCTTCAGAGCAATTGCGTCTGTGGTGTTCAGGGTGTGGTACGCCACCATGTTGGCCATGCAATAGGTGTAGTTTGCGTGGACCATGTCACGCGCTGGGGTGCAGACTGCAATGTAATTCATACTTGTCCTGGGCGAGTTCTAAAGTAGCGGTTTTCGGGGTCGTTTAACCAGCGTTTCATGTACGCGTCATCGTCCAACTTACCCTGCGCCTTGAGTTCAAAATAGATACTCAAAGGAATGCTCGCAACCTTATTCCACTCTCCATACTTGGAATGCTTCTCTTGCAGGTTGAAGTCATCCCTGTTCTCTTCAATGATCGCAGTGATGTCCTGCTTAGTCTCAATGGTCGCCTCATCGGTTTCCGAGTTGTAGTGCCATGTACGATTAAGGTTCAAGGCATCATTGCGATCAAAATGTTTGGATTCAATCATCTAAAAAAAGAGCCAGGTTTCCCTGGCCCTTTCCCTTTACTTTTAAGAAGTAGTCAAGTCAGCAGCAATGCCGTGAGCATTCTCTGCCAACACTTTGTGACCGAACTCAACGATCAACATACGCTTCTCAGCGTCACCAGTCTTAGCCAACTCAATTTGTTGGTAAGGACGGAGAACGGTCATCTTTGCGTAATCAGGATCGATCACGAAAGCGTCACGCTCGCGCTGGAATCTATTGGCGATGACCGAAACATTTCCGAAGTCACTTACATAAATATCAACTGCGCCCACCAATGTTGCTGGCTTTGCGCCACCATCAATGTTGAAACGAGAAGATGCAATGCCGGAGAAACCGGATACGCGCTGCTTGTTGACAGGACCAACCATCAAGATTTTTGGAGTGCCGCCAGAAGTCCATACTTGCTGGATGACGTTCTTCAAAATTGTCTCAGTGAAGGTACGGACGTTGCCGTCTGTACGTGCGCTGCTTGGCAAGGTTGTGTACGATGGGCTTGCACCATTGGTCTGCATATCAACGTTAGTCTTCAAGAACGCTTGCAAGGATGCAGTAGTGCGAGCAACGGTAGTGCTACCAGCGGCAGCGACTTGGGCGTTGAGCATACTGAACTCTTGGTCACGCTTCAATTCAGAACCGCGCTTGGCAATCTGATAAGCCAACTCAGAACGACGGCCTGCCTTGTTAACCACTTCTTCAGTCGCGGACAAGATGATTGTCTTGCGAGAGATTTGAGCGTAGTTTTGCAGACGGACAGTGGCAGTCACTGCGTCGAACGAGGTGACATCGTCTCCCTCGAGTTGAGCATTGGCGGCAGCCGCTGCTAAAACATCGGATTGATATTCAAACAAACTATTGGTGACGTTTTCACGTCCAATGTTTGAAATATATGGGACATCTTCCGGTGAGATGTTAGTAATAACATTCGAAAGGTCTTCCCGAATACCCTTTGCAGAGTAGGTGGTAAAGGTGTTAGCAACAATAGCCATTTAAGTGCCTCATTTCAGTAGAAGTTCAATTGCGGCGGCTGCGTCTTGGACGCGGCCGGTTTTTGCAAGACGCTTTTGTGCGAGAGCATTCCCAGTTGACTGTGAGACGCGACCTGCTGCACCAGGCTTGGCAGGGCGAGGGCCGTTGTTGACTACCGGTTTGATGTTGCCCCTTTTGGACATCATCTGCTCGTACAGGGCTGCTTTACGCAGTACCGATACGACTCGGTGGTCAAATATGTTCTTCAGTTCATCAGGTGCAAATCCAGCCTTTTGGCCGAACTCGATCAGCATAGACTTCTCGGCTTTTGCCTTCTCTGGATCGCTCCATTGAGGCAGTGCCTTCAGCAACTGTTCTTGCTCGTGAGCGAGAAACTGCTGCATCGTCTGTGCTTGCTCCTGCTGTGAAATCTGATTAAGTCGTTGCTGTTCGGATTGAATAGCACGTGCCTTCTCTTGGTTTTCACGCATCACCTCTTTCTGCCGTACCCATTCGATGGGGTCCTCTTGGTAGAGACGGTCCCAGTCGATCTGTGGCTCGGCTGCTTGCTGAACTTGAACTTGCAACGCTCCAAGTAACTGAGCGTACTGACTACGCTCGGCACGGATTGCTTCAGCCTCTTGCTCGACTTGCTTGCGCACTTCGGCAATTTGCTGCGTCTTCCGTGTGTAGTCCTGTGTTCGTGAGTAACCCTTCTGAAGTTCGTCCAACGTCACTGATACTTCTTGTCCGTCAACTTTGACGGTGAAGGTCTGTGGCTGGGTTTCCTCCTCGGATTCCTCATTCTCTTCAGACTGTTCGTCGTTCGTTTCGTTATCGGCTGCGTCTGCACTCTCCGATAATTCTTCGTCCAACGCCGCAGAGTCGGATTGCTCCTCCTCTATTTGCGCCTCGTCAATTGACTGTTCTCCCTCATCGGGCAGTATTGAAGAGATTGCATTCACCGCTTCGGTGATACTCATTGGCCCTGCTGGGACACTTCCTTGTGGGGTTGGTGTTGTTGACATGGCTACTTTCTAATTACTTACTGACACGCTCGATGGCACGTTGTGCCACCTTTGCGTTGTCCATCATTTTTGATAATTCTATTTTCAGATTCTCAATTGCCTTGAGCATAGACCAAGCGATCTCACGTTTGGCTGACTCCTCTGGCTTGGTAGACCTGAAAATCCAGACCTGATCTGCCTCCATCTTGTTGATGGCAGTGTTGAAGGACTCATCCTCCAAAAACTGTTTGGCTTTCAAGCCCTTGCGAACTATTTCTTCATCATTCATTTACGCCATTCCTGTAGGGTTGATGGGCGCAGCCATAGGTTGCATCGCCTGATTGACGATATTTGCCTGTTGCTGCAATACTTCTCGATCCATGTCCTGCGCAGCCTTAATCTCCGCAGTACTGATCTGTGTGTTGTACTTTAACTCAAGTTCGTATTTCTTTAGTAGTCCATCTTGTGCCATTTGGTCACGACGGAAGTCGTCATCACGCATCATCTGATCGCGCTTAAGTTCCAACTCAGCCGCCTTCTTCTGAATGTCGGCTTCAATTGACTTGGCTTGGACATCTGCCAGCACCTGTTCAGGTGTTGGTTTTGGCTCTGGGGCTGGTGGTGGCTGGTAGTCGGCAGGGATTGCGTTGAAGTATTGGCTGGTGTCGGCAAAGCCGGACATTTCCACAATCTTGCGCAATGTGTAGGCGTACTGGGACGGGGTCACTAATGGGTTCTGTGGTCCGAGTTGGGTCAGAGCCTCCTGCTGCTTTGCGGAGATCATCATCAGGGATTGCATACGCTCGTTGGTGTCGCCGTTGCCAAGCCCGATGTTGATATTTACGTCCATGTTGGAGTTCCACGCACGGGGGTCGATCTCCACAAACTCGTTGCGCAGGCGAATCATTCGAGGCTTGTCCTGGTGCGTCGTCATCAGGAACAGGATTCCCTTAAAGAGTTTCTTCATGCCCTCGGCCATCAGACGTGCCGTGAGTTCAATCCGACCTTGGCTTGCGCTGATGGTGGCCGCAACTGCCGCCTTGGTGCTGGACTGTAACGCGTCAGCGTTCAGACCCATCGCCGCCTTGCTCATGCCAGTGCGGTCTTCCTTGATCTGGTCCATGTAGTCCAGCATCGGGAAGGCTGCCTGTCCGACAAACGGGGTGGAGAACGGCTGCACCATGCCAGGCGCGCGCATACGGATGACGGCCCCAGTCTCGTTGTTTAGCACGTCGTCCATGTTGACCTGGCCCTCGACCACCGCAGTGCGGGGGTGGATGGACTGTGCCAATGAGTCAAGGGTGTTGCGCAGAATCTCGGACTTGATCTCTTGCAGGTCGTGCGTGATGTCAAAGATGGACATCGCCTCAAGTGGGGATGTGTGTGGCTCTGGGTCGCAGGGGAAGTCCACAAACGGGTTGTAAGACGCAGGTAAGTTGCGGACAACCTTGTAACCCGCACCGATACAGCAAATCTTGCGCAACTCAGGGATGCCGTCGCCGTCATAGTCAATCCGTGCGTATGCCTCGATGTACAGGACGCGACGCTGCATTGGGTTGGCAGAGTCGTTGGTTCCAAAGGTAGTGGACAGGGGCTGGCGAGCCAGGTACTCCTCGTTGTTGTCCAAGTCCGTGGAACTGATGTTCTCCTCAATCTCGTCCTCGTCGTAGCCCATTGCCATCAACTCAGCGACTGTGGCCATCTTGCGGTGGGCGATGATGCCGGCATCGTCAAAGGAACGTGCGCGGCGATCAAGCAGCAACTCTTCGGGTGGGACTGCCATGATCTTGATCCGGCCATCCTTCATCACGCGCTTGATCTGCACGTCGTGCAGCATCGGGGGTGGCGGCATTGGGACGGGTTGGCCAGTCATCGGGTCGATCTGTGGCAACATCTGTTGCATCTGCTTTTCAAACGCAGGGTCAGGGTAAGAGACAACGATTTTGACCTCGGCGGCCTCGTCTTCTAAGAGTTGCAGGGTCTGGTCATCGAGTCCGCTGTACTCTTCGATTCGGACGCTTTCGACCTCCTCCCACCAGTACTTTGCAATTCCACACTTACGCACCAGCGCGTCTTTAAAGATCGCGTAGGTGGTCATAAACCCGTTGTTGTCCTTGGTAAAGATAAAGTTGGCGTAGTCGGTTGCCTGCTTGGAACCCTCCACGTCTTCAGGACCCTCTGGGGTGTACTCGACAACGTTCTCTGTGCTGAAAAACACGCGCATCAGGCTGGGCAGCATCGCGCTGACTGTGTCGCGGACTTCCATCGCCACGACCTGGGAACGACCTTCCTCCTCATTACCGAAGGGATCGCCACGGTAGTACTCAGTGCCACGGGCGCGGGTTGGAGAGATGTCGGTGTCGATATAACTGATTGCGTCGGTGATGTCCTGCGTGATGATTGCCTGCAACTCGTCATCGTCCATCGGCTCCTGCGCTGAGATGTCGGTGCTGATTGGGAGTTCGTTCATGTTCATATCGGTACTTTCTTCAAGATCACGTACATGGAATCAACGGCGCGGGGTGTCCGCATCAATTCCTCTTGGGGTAATTCTAGGCTAGCACCGTAGTCACTGAGCCTGCACTCAAGGTGGATCATCTCGAACTTGGTGTCCTTCCAGCCTAAGTACCACGACCACTCGCAGTAATAAACCCACGACTTCTCATTGAAGGCGCGGACGTGCGTTGGGTCCTGCCAGGCTCCAAGGCTCAAGTCGTAGGGTACTTGGATGTGCATCTTGCCACCCATCTCCAACATATCCCTGCAATTCTTCATGGCCGCCACTAGGTCGGGCAGGTGTTCAAGCACATCATTGGCAATGATCTGAGAGAACTGGCGGCTTGGCACTGGCTTGCAGATGTCCATCACCCAGTCGGCTCCGACATCATCACGGATGTCTGCGTTGATACAACCTTCGCGCCGGTCTTTGCCGGAGCCGAGGTTAAGAATTGAACCAGTCTGCTGCATAGCGTGGCCTGTTTTCAATGATCCAAGGCTTGGCCTGGGCAGTAAGTTTTTCTCCGTCAAGGCCAATAGTTTGCGAACCAATGTGGTGAACGTAGGATCGGGATAGGTAGTGCTGGAACCCAGCGGCTCGCAGGTCTTCGCAGTGGACATCATCGGAGTACCAGTTCAGGGGTGGGAACTTGAACGTGTTCCACGCCTCGTCGCTGATCCACCCGAATATTGGGGAGAGGCACTGCATCGGGATGATGGAGTCCTCGTAGGGGTATTTAAAGTAATTTAGTTTTTCGTTGAACGGGTTCGACCTGATGTTCTGCACGGGTCGGGCTGCGTCGCATCTTGCCGATACCCAGCCCAAGGGTTCCTTGATCTGCTTCTTAAGTTGCAGCACGTCCTCAAGCAGGTACTTGTAACTAGTGGGCGTTACAACAATGTCATCGTTTGCCACCACCACGGAACTGAAACCATCGGAGAACGCCTTGTCGATGATGGCGTTATAGGCATCACCGAAGTTGCTCTTGTCGCCCTCCATCTTGTAATCGGCCTCGAAGTGGCTGATAACGTGCAAAGGTCCGCGCAGGTAAACGGGAGCCTCTGGGCAGTACTCGTCGAGGCTTGTCAGCATCACAGCAAGACCCTTGCCGGTGACGGTTGATATGCAAATTGGTGAAATCATTTTGATTTGTTTCTCGCACTGATCGCCTTCGCCTTGGACTTTGCGTCTGCCTTGCTTGACGCGCCCCAAGCGTTAAGGCTGAGTAGCAACCGCGTCGGCTTGCCGTCCTTGTACTCAGGGCCGGCGTTACCCGCCATCCGTGAAAGAAAACTCGCACGTCGCGGGTTGTCTCCTGACTTCACAGGCGGCTTGATGTCTTGGCCTGCCGCCTTCAGGCTGGCGCGACCCTTGGCATTCAGACCGCCAGCGGGGTTCTTCCCCTCCTTGCGTTGCCAGGCTGCTGTCATTTCTTTTTCATTGGCTTTTTGGCTGTCTTGGCAGACTTCTTGAAGTCGGCTGCGCTGGGTGCTGCCTTGCTGCCGACCTTGTTCATCTTCTCGCCGCTGCCTGCCTTGATACGGGCTTGTTTTGCGTTGATATTTGCGTAGAGTCCTGCTTTCATTCGTCTTCTCCTTCGGTTTCTGAATCCATCTCTTCGTCTTCATCCTTGGCCTCGCCGGTGTTGGGACCGCCAACAACCCACGCACGGCAACTGCGGCTGGCCGCGCACTTGAAGTCAAAGATTTCGCAGTAGCCAAGGTCGGCCAACTTGATAACGTCAGCAGGGTCAGCGTCGTTGCCGATGCCGTCAGCGATGCACTGCTTGATTGAATCGGAGACGTTAAACGCCGCGCAGTTACCGCAACGGCTTTGCTTTGCTTCCTCGGCAGACACATCCCACTCGTCGGCCATGCGCTTCCAGTAAGCCTCGTTTGGCAGTTTGGGGTTCTCAGGACCGTAGGCTGCGGTGGTGATCGCCTTGGCTCGGTTCTTGAGATTTAGGGTAATGTCTTGCGTGGGAAGCGGACAGTTTGATGTGTCGGTGTCTTCCTTCATCATCTGATCCATTGCGCCTTGGTAGCGTGACGGGACGCTACGGCTTGGTTGTGTGGCCATTACCTATCCTTTCAAAAACTGAATGCCCAATTATGCAACTCTCGGGATATTTCGGCGCAGGGGTTTGTTCCAAACGGAACTTGCCGCCGAGCCGTACATTCCCATGATGGCATCGCTGGCAAATGTGAGACAGAATGCATCACCCCTATCGGGAGAGGCCAAGCCACGCTTGCGAATCTCGTCTTTGCCCTCAATCTGTATTTTCCCTGAACTTGTGAACGAGTAGCGGACAGCCGCCAGTTCAGCAATTAAGGACTCGTCCCTGGGCATCTTGCAGTCCCGCTGCTCCAACCAGGCTTTCGCCTTGTGCCACAACTCAGCCTTCAGGTTTCGGTAGGTCGCACCCATTGCCGGTGACTCTGAGACGTTGATGCCTCGCGCCGGCAACTTCAGTTCTCGCAGCCTGTCAACTACGCCAGCACCCAATCCGATGCTGTCCACAAGAATCTCATGGGGTCGCTGGCTGGGTTGAAGTGCCTCGTACTCTGCCACCACCGCGCCGGTGAGTTGCATCAGGTCGAGGTTTTTCCAAGTCTTCACGGGTTCCAAGACGGCATTACCCTGACGCTTACACAGGGCTGACCTGTCGGAACCGAACCGCGCAACGTCCAAGCCCCACACCAAACGTGCGTGCGCGGAGGGTTCCACGTCACGGTTCATGGCCATCTCTAGCAATTCCATTGGGATGACGGTGTCATCGTCTGAACGCGGGAACTCGCCAAGTACGCGGATACGGAAGGCGTTGGACTCCTCGCCGTATCTTGACCTCATCTCATCGACGTAAGCCTCTGACACTCGTGGGGAGTCGGTGCAGTTGACCCGCATCGTGATCCAGTCATCCTTCAGCCTGTTGTGCGTGTCGTAAAAGAACCCTGAACTGCGCACAGGGTTGCCCAGCAATAGCGTTACAGCAGAGTGACCCGACATAGAGCCGGCTGCGGCCTCGAATACCTGTTCAGGTATACCCGATGCCTCGTCAGCCACCAGCATCACGTTCTCTGAGTGAACCCCTTGGAGTGCTTCGGGCTGCTCGGCTCGTGATGTCCGTGCTGAGATAAACGCCTCGTTGGGGGCTTCTTTGACCTCGATGCGGTCTTGCTTGACTTCGAGTTGATCTCTTAGGGTCTCGGGCAGTGCCTTCACCCAACGCTTCAACTCAGCAAACAGCGCGTCGTACAGTTGGCTGGAGGTGGGGGCCGTCAAGACAATTTTTACTGGGAAGCGTAGGAACAGATACCAAAGGATCGCCCATGACGCTGCTGTTGACTTGCCGACTCCGTGGCCTGACCTGACGCTGATTCGTCGATTGCCGTCCGCGATGTGGGCAAGGAACTCCTTCTGCCAGTCATCGGGCTGTGTGTTGAGTACCTCTTGGACAAACAGGGTCGGGTTGTGCTTGTAGCGTTTCACGAACGCAATGAACGGGTTCTTGTCTTCGGCTGCGGACATGGCCGCAATCTGTTCTATTGCCTGAGTAGTCAATTCCACGTTTTTTTTATTTTTTTTTGGGAGAGGGGCGAGTTCCATAGTGGGGGTGGGGGGTGTGGTCATTGGCGGCTTTCTATGGGTTGTGGTCGGTATTTCTTAGGGGCAGCATCAGTCCCGCCCCCGCCGATGGCGCGAAGGGGGGGGTCAGCCGCCCGACGGCCAGAACCCAGCCCCAGACGGGCAGGATTCCACGATGCGGAACTGTAATTGATACAGTGTTCATTATGTTAATAGGATTGCCACTTACGCACAGGTTATACATGGATTGTGTGGTCGTATGGTACTTATACACAGGTTATTGTGACTAAGTGGACAATTTGGGTGTGGATAAGTCCTCTAGCACCTCGACGTGTCGCAGTGCGTCCATGCGCATACCCTGAATGTTGATGCTGACCTGCTGACCCTTCTGCTGCGCGTAAGCAGGCGCATTCCACCTCTCAGCCGTCCAGTGGCGCGTTTGGATGCGTAGTTTGGCCAGGTTGACCTCCTCGATGGACGCTGAGTCCGCGATGTCCAGCGCATCGGAGACCATCAGATCAGCCGCCCTCACACGCGCACGCGAGACCAATTCTACGTTCTCTGGCTTGCTTAACCACACATTCATAGCCGTCCGACCCACGCCTAACGCCATACATACCCGCGTAATCGACTTGCCCTCCTCCAGCATCACGATGATCTGTTCCTGCGGAATTTGATCCAATTTAATCAAGTCCTCCTTACGTTTCGGTCTACCAGCCATTTCTAAGCCCTTTCTAAGCGTTTTAGTCTATCCAAGCACCCAACCTATCAACCTACCCATTTTCTCGTTAAATTGAGGCATTCCTGCCAGCCTCAGCCAGTTCCGTGTTGAACTTCTTTGCCAGCGTTGACGGTTTGCTGAAATCCAAGTCACTCTCCATGTCATCGAACCCGCTGTCACCGCCCACCTTCACCATCGTGGCTCCAGCGTCCAACTGCTTGATCTTGATGACCTCTCGCATCACCGCACCGGCCATCATCGTCTCGATCTCCTCCATGTTCCAGATGTGCCGTCCTTGTACCTCTGGACGGAACTGCTGGTACAGCAACGCGTCAGCCTTCGTCTTGACAATGACCATCACCGAACCGTCAGCCATCTCATGCTCAATCGCCGCAATGTCAGGCATCGGGTTGATCCCGTTCGCAACCGCGTACCGTTCCAAAGCGTCGTAACCCGCAATCATTCCCTTGACCGCCTTCTCCAACCTTTCCTCGTCCCGATTCTCTTGAGCCAACCAGACCCGCTCCATCTGATTCCAAAACTTAGTCCGCAACTCCGCATCCACCAAGTTAATCAAACGATCAGTACCCCACACCGCAGTGTGGTCTTTGTTCCGATTGCTAATCGACAACAGCAACGAGTTCAACTTAACCTTGAACGGGTCTGTTGGAAAACTTGGCTGCTCAACCTTTACTACTACTGCACGTTTTTTAGTCACCATATCAATCCTTACTAGTTTCTTACGCTGTCCTCATAAATGTAAACAAATGGATGGGCATCCCTTAAGGGATTTGCCACCATTTGTTTACATTTACCACCAACAAATGGACGCACCATTTGTTTACCATTTGTTTACCATTTGTTTACTTTCACTCATCATCACCACCAAACTCAGATTCGTCCTCAAATACCGCCCAAACGTAATCCTTGAACACAACAACCTTGTTTCTTGCTACAAACTGACGCATCAGGAAGCTGAATTTGTTGGAAATCTGCTTGCCAGTTTTCTCATATCCCCACACTTCCTTAAACTTTTCCTTCCAATAATCGATCTTTACGGCCTTGTTTCTCTTACCGTCAAGGTCCCGCATCTCCCCAAATTCCTTGATTGCCTTGTGCAGAGAGTCAATACAAACCTTCTGATCGCCGCCCTTATCCCGCATCAAAGGAGGCTTTTTCTCCTTCTTTTCCGTGTCTGCCATGACCCTCGTTGCCTCATCCGAAGGGTTAACGGCAAGGCTGATGACAGGTTCTAGGCCCAAACTGGACGCTGATAACTGCACCTCAACCATCTCAAATCCGATCTTGATGTTGTCCGCGCCGTCCTTTTGCTTGCTAATTGTGAGCAGTCCTGACCCCGCAATCCCGTCGCGTTTACCGCCTTCCATCTTCAGCAGTTCCAATTGCGTGTCCACGGCTCCAAGCAGCGAAGAGTGTCCGCGCAGTCCTCTTGTGGCATCCTTGCCTGAGTGGTGGAGGATCATGATGGTGCAGTCCAACATCCTCTGTACCCGTCCGATGTTGGTGATGAACGCGCCCATGTCCTGGGAGTCGTTCTCGTTGCCGCCGCCGAAGGCTCTGGCTAAGGTATCTATTTGCAGCAGGCTAAACTCCACGCCCGTCTCGTTGATGAGTTGCTGGATGGACAGCATCAATAGGTTGAAGTCCTCCTCACTTGACCGCAGGTTGAGTTGGTGTCTGATGACGTAGATTTCCGCGCCCTGCTGAGTGTTGTTGTGTATCTTGCAGGCTCTGATACGCGCCCCGATACCGCCGTGTCCCTCTCCGCAGATGTACAGCACCGCGCCTGGTGTCCTGATCTCGTTACCCATCCACGTCCTGCCCGTCGCCACCGCCTCGGCAATGTCCAAGGCAATAAAGGACTTGTAACTGCCTGGCGGCCCGTACAGCGCGACAAAGGACTTCTTAGGTATGACCTTCTCTATCAGCCACTC